GGAAGCTCGACCTCTTTACCCGCCAGGTCGTGCGAGCAGTCTTTCAGAAACGTCAGGCGGCCATTGTTGAGGTAAAGGTGGCACTGCTCTTCCCCGCGCACGAAAAGCGAAGGCAGAAACGTGGGCTCTTCCACGTCGCCGTCGAACTGCCACGTCGGCTCCTCGTCCGCGCCGACGCGAAAGAAGTGGTGACACGCGCAGCCCGGGCACCAGAAGATGTAGTCCATGCCGTCGTCCAACTCTCGCCGAAGTAGCTTGCTCATGTGTCATCCTCCTCGCTTTCGGGCGTAGCTTCGTAGCGTCCGGCCAGGCGGGCCGCGCCCATCGCGTCGCCGAGCACGTCGGCGAGCTGGCCGGAGTCCATCTCGGGATACAGCTCGACGAGGCGCTCGCTGAACTCCGCCAAGCTCGCGCACTCCTCCAGCAGCTCGCGCGCCTGCTCGCCCCAGCGCCGCACCCCGTCGTCGCCGGCCTCCGCCACGCGGTCGGCGTAGTCTTGCCGAGCCTCCTCCGCCTCCGCCTCGCCAAAGCTCGCCTCGCCGCCGCCCGGCCTCGCCGCCTCCGGCTGCCGGCTGCCCGTGTCCTCCGCACGGGGGGCGCCCTCGGTGCCCTTCGGCACGAAGCCCGTCCCGAAATCCTCGTCCATCTTCTCCTGCGTCGGCACGTAACCCGTCGTGCTGATTTTCTCGTTGCGCTCGGCCAGCACCTGGTGGTCCTCGGCGTCTTCGAGCTGGCGAAAGACCTTGGGCGTCTGCGCACGCGGGTAGTTCAGCTCGGTGAGCCAGCGCGCCGGGTGCTCCACGAAGCTCTCGTCGATCTGGCCGCTGTCCGACGCCGTGACGCCGTCGGCGACCTCTTTGTGCGTGTCGCTCTGCGAGCGGCTGGAGCCGTCGTCGGTGGTCATCGTCTGACTGAGGATGACCTTGCTGATCGCCGCGTTCATGTCGTCGTGCAGCGAGCCGTAGCCGCTCTGCGAGCTGCCGCGGCCGGCCTCGTACTTCTCGATCTCCATCCCCTCGGGGATGATGACGCCCTGGTCGGTCGTCATTGCGCTCAGCGCCTGCAGGAGCCGCGAGCGCTCGCCTTCGGGCGTGCCCGGCGGAAATTTGCCCACCGGGGTCGGATGCCCGAACTTCTCCAAGTAGATGAGACGAAAGCGCATCCCCTGCCGCTTGAAGTAGACCGGCCAGTAGCAGTAGTGCGCGAGGCCCAGCCCGTACGGGTCGTCGTCGTGATCGGCCCCGGTGGACCACCACCAGAACTTCCGGTCCGGCAGCTCGCGTCCCTGCGGCTTGCCGCGCTCGATGAGACGCAGGTTGAAGTCGGTGTCGAAGCGGAAGCGCTCCCGGTCGCGCACGCGGATTTCGTCCCAGACGATGTGCCGCCCGTCCCGGCCGTAGAGCAGCTCTGCCACCGCGTAGCCGTAGAAGGTGCCCCAGTGCATCTTGCCCGTCGTGTCGTCCCACTTGATGCGCTCGAGCTGCTCACGCATGAAGTCCGCCGCCGCTTCGTCCTTCGCCGACGTCCCGCCCGGCTCGACGGCCCAGTCGTTTTGCAGGACCGCCGTGCGCCGCTGCTGCATCAGCGCCTTGACCTGCCCGTCCATCTTGACGCGCTTGTAGCCTTTCAGGCCCTCGCGCTGCCCCGCCAAGATCGCGTCCTGAAACGGCTGCAGGTCGCCCACCCAGCCGCCGGCGATGTCGTCCCCGCCCGCCGCGGCGACCTCGTCCATCACCGGCTCATCCGGCGCGGCCTCGCCGTCTTCGGCGAAGCCGACAGCTTTTCCCTTGTGGTCTACAATCATTCGCTTACGGGGTGCTTAAACGTGCTGGCCGTTTCCCACTCATCAGGAAGACGCATCTCTTGATTGTGCCTTACAGAAAAGCTGTCACTGCGAGACGACGTTCTCGGCCTGAAAGTCCGCCGTCCTTCGTCCACCGTCGAAGCTCAAATCTTCGATTTGAAGCTGCATTACGCAAACCCCTGCATCCCTTCGAGCGGCCCGCTCACCGTTCCCCAGCCGCGCTCGGTCGTGACCTCCTCTCCGAAGCCCAATCGCTGCCGCCCGCCCTCGGCGAAGTCCTGCATGGCCCCCGTCGTCGCGCGGGCGCCCGTGCTCTCCCACTCGTCCAGCGGCGCGCCCTCCTGCTCCGAAGCGTGCCACAGCATCAGCCCCGCGATGGCCGCGTCGCCGTGGCGTCCCTCGCCCTTCTCGCCCTGCCGTCGCCGCTGCGCCGGCACCTTCGGCACGCCCCGCTCGCGCACCACGTCCATGTGATCGTCCACCACGTCGGCCGAGGCCGGAAGCAGAATCTTTCCGTCCTCGATGCCGCTCTTGTAGCGCGGGAAGTTCTCCTGGTAAAACCCCTTGTCAACCTTGATCTGCGACGTGCGCACCCAGCCGACGAGCTGCGCGGCCCGCTCGGCCAGCTGCATCCCCAGCCCGCCTGCGTCGAGCGAGACGTGGCGCAAGCGCGGCAGCCGCCCCAGCAGGTGTTCGAGGATGAGCTCCTGCTCGCGAAACGGCACGTTCGACAGCTCGACCGAGCAGAGCACGCGCCGCGTCAGGTTGCTCTGCACCTGCCCCGGCCAGAAAACCGACAGGTCCGCGTGACGCCCGAAGTCCGCCCCCATCACGCTCGCCAGACCGGGCACCACCGCCTCGCCTATGACCGGGTCCACCTCGCGGCGCAGCCACTCGGCCACCTCCGTCGCCCGCTCGCGGTCGGGCTTCATGGCGAAGTCGTCCTCCAGCTGGAGCCGGCAGACCGGAATGTCCTCGTCCGTCACGCTCTCGACCAGGACGCGGCTGAAAAAGCGCCCGCCCGAACGCTGCGGGATCACGTCGAGTTCTTCGTCGGCGTCGTCGCCGTAGAACTCGCGGATCGACGCCTCCCACTCGGCTTCCTTCTGGGGGCTCCAGTCCTCCCCCTTCATCAGGCAGATACGCCGGTACAGCCCCTGCCCGATCGCGTCCTCGAAAGTGACTCGGTGCACGCTGTACGGGTTGCGCCCCGCCCGGGCGTCCTGGATGATCTGGTTGAAGTCGTTCTCGACGCCGTTGTGCGTGGAGATCACGCGCACCTGCCCGCCCCACGTGAGGAAGGCCATGCCCGCTTTCAGCAGCTCGCCCTGATGATCGTGAAACGCATACTCGTCGAAGATGACGCGCTCGCCCGGCGCCCCTTTCGAGCGCAGGTTGCGCGGGTTCGAGGAGAGCGCCTGCACGACGTTTCCGCTGTCGAACTCGACCTGAAAGACCTTGACCGAGCGCTCCTTGTCGCCGTCCTGAAAGACCTCCTCGCGCTCCTGCACCGCTGAGGCCGCCATGTCGAACCAGCCGGCCCACCACGCCACGTCCTCCACGAAGCCGCGCGTCATGTCTTGGTTGTACGCCATGTAGTAGACGCTTGCGCCACTGGAGCGCGAGGCGTAGAGCGCCGCGTCGGCCGCCTCCGCCCAGCTGATCCCGATGCGCCGGCTCTTTTCGTGCACTTTCACCGGCGCGTCGTCGCCGACCCACGCCTGCTGATACGGGAGCAAGATCGCATCCGGCGCGCCCGCCGCCGCCTCTTCCAGGCGCTCCTCGGCCCCCTCCGCGTCGAACGCGAGAGCGGGGTCCTGCTCGTCCGGTACCGGCTGCCGGCGCGCCATAAAAGAACCGTTACTCGGTGATGCCCAGAATCTTGTCGCGGATGCCCTCGGCCACGTCGTCGCTGAGGCCTTCCTCCCGCAGCACCTCCTCCGTCTCCTCGGCGGCCTGCTCGGCGCGCTCCTGCACCTCGATGCGAAAGCTTTTCTGCTGCACGTCCGTCGAGCCAAGCTTCGCGATGCTCTTCATCAGCCGGTCGATGGGCACGTCTTGATCGCCCGCCTGCATGTCCATCAGCACTTGAAACGCTTTCTCCTGCGCGAGCGAGGTGAGCGCCTCGCCCATCGCGCCCTCGTCGTCCCCCATCGCCGAGACGATCTCCTTGGCCTGCGCGCTGGCCACGCGCAGGTTCGCCAGGCGCTCCTTGAAGCCCTTGCCGTAGCGCCCGAGGCTGCTCTTCGAGATCGCGTGCCCGTTCTCCTCCAGCCACTCGGCCAGCTCCTCGTATCCGCTAAAGCCCCGGTCCACCAGACGCTCGTCCAGCTCCTCGCGGAGCTCCTGCGGCAACTGCTCAACTTTCGAGGGACGCGGCATGGTAGCGGAGGAGGGGGCTGCTGCTCATCACCGGAAGGGGCGGCTACTTCATTGCGTCCAGGTCGATAGGGCCGATGCCGGGCGGCAGGTCGCGCGCCTTTTGCACCACGTCGACGCCCTTCGAGGTGAGCAAGACCTTCCACTGGTGCGGGTTGTCTTCGTCGATCTCGACGAGGCCCTTGTCTTCGAGGTACTTCAGCGCGCGTCGCAGCTCGCCCTGCCCGATGTAGTCGTCCGCCTCGCCGAGCGCCGAGTGCAACGTGCGCTCCCCCGTGGTCACAGGGCGGGCCACGTCGAGCACGATCAGAATCGAGGCGCGGATTTGTTCGCGGCGGTGCTTTTTGAGGCGGTTGCCGGGCATGGAGCGGAGCGGTCGGTCGGTGAAATGCGAATCGGTAAGGGGCGGGCGCAGGCCGCGTCAGGGCTGCGCCGAATCGGGGAACGGCGTCCCCTGGTCGGCCACGGCCTCCTGCGAGCCGATCTCCACGGCCAACCCGCTGATCTGGTCGGAGATGCGCTGAAGCATGATGTTCTGCCCGCCCTCCACGCGCACCCAGTCGTCGTGGTCAACCTTCTCGCGCTCGACGTCGAGGCGAAAGTCCGCGAAGTTTTCCTTGAGCCGGTCGAGGCGCTGCTCGCGCTGGTCCATCTTGTGCGCCATCTCCTCCTGGCGGTCCTGCAAACGCGTCTCGACGCGCTCGATATTGAGGTTGAGCTTCTCGAAGCGCTCCTGAAGCTGCTGGATGTTCTTGTCGATGAGCCACTTGATGGCTCCGAAGAGCGTCCCGCAGCAGAAAAAGAGCACCCCCGTCAGCGCGACGACCGCTTGCCAGTTAAACACAAATGCGAAGGCCAGGAGGGGCGGCAGAACAGCGAAGCGAGAGCGGGGGGCGGCCGGTCACTCGGACAGCACCGCCTGGTAGAAGCGAAAGCCCATCGAGCGCACGCGCCCGGTCAGCTGCTCGATCTCGTCGAGCCCCAGGTCCGCCGCTTCCACGGGGATGCGCGCGGCCCCCTCCACCGCTTCGAGCGCCGCCTCCTGGAGCGCCGCGTCCCGCGCCAGCTCCACAGCGTCGGAGGGCTGCACGCCGTCCTTGAGCGACTCGACCACGAAAAACAGAAACTGCTCGGCGAAGTCGAGCACGTCCAGAATCTCTTCGATGCCGGCCGTCTCTTCCCCGTCCGCGTCGCCGATGAAGGCGCGCGCGATGGTGAACCCCGCCTGCTCGAAGCGCCCGACGACCGCGTCCAGCTCCGCCGGGTCGATCCCCAGCACCTCGCCGGGCACGTCGCCGAGGCCGGCGACCGCCTCCATCGCGCCGGAGCGGATGTCCTCGTCCAGGACGAGCATCACCGCGTCGGACGGGCCGATGCCGTCGCGCACGCGCTCGACGAGGCCGACGACGAACGTTTCGAGGAACTCGCCGACTTCGAGGGTTTCCTTGATGCCGGCTTCGGGGCTATCGGAAGAGAGGCCGCCGGACTGGATGTCTTCGGCGGAAGAGCGGTTGAGCTTGGTCTTCTGGGTCACGGCGTGGGTGGGGTTTGCGGAGCGAGTGTTCGACGAAAAAGAGGGGGCTGCAAAGTCGAGCGCGTCGAGCGGGCTGGGCGCATCGAGCGGCACCGGCGGGGCCGGGTCGAGCAGTTCGAGCGGCGTGCGGCGCAGCCCGGACGCGTCCCGGCTTCGCCGGGCGTCCAGCCCTTGCTCGTAGAGGCGGCGCACGGGGCGGCTCGCCTCGCGCTTCGTGATCGCGCCGTCCTCGTTGGCGTCGAGGCCAATGTTGGCACGGTAGGCGTTCGAGTCGGTATAGATGACCGTACCCAGCGGGCGGCCGACGGCCCGCGGGCAGAGAATCGCCATGTAGACGTCTTCGGGCGAGCGTAGCTTTCCGGCGTGGGGTCGGAAGTACTTCTCGACCCACGCCAGCTGCTCGGTCGCCGTCATCTGCGCGAGCGCGCCGGTCGTCGTCCCCAGCCCGCGGGCCGTGCGCGCCATGAACTGTATGAGGCCCGTCCCCGAGCTGCCCGGCCGGCGGCGCAGGCGGTAGTCCCCGCCCGGCTCGCCGTCGGTCCAGACGACGACGTCGCCGTTGGTAATGCCCGGGTCGAAGGTCCCGCCCGTCTCGAAGGCCATGCAGGCCATCATGTAATCGGGGTTTACCCCGAGGCGCCCGCACATCGCCACCAGCGCCTCGGCGAAGCGGGCGCTCACGCGGTCGCGGTAGATGATGGAGTCGGCGAGGCGCACGGGCTCGGGCGCAACACAAAAGAAGGGCACTCCCCCAGCGATTCTCCTCGCCGGGGAGTGCCCATTGTAGCGCGCGAAGTACGGCAGCCCTAAAAAAGTTTTACATAGCCGCGCGTGAGAGAACCTCCGCTGCTGCGGACGGCGAGCCGCCGCAGAGCTTGCGATTCTGCTTAATCGGGTCCTTTGACGGCGAGGTATATTTCGTAGGCTTTGTCGTCGAGCTCGAAGTCCACGCCTGCCTCGTAGATGAGCCAGGTGACGTATTCGTGGTCGTTTTGGATCACTTGCCAGACGGGGTCGCCCTCGTACTGCCCGAAGGGCATCCGGTCGTCTGGCGTGAGAACAGGGTAGTCGGTCATCGGTCGGTACCGTTAGTATGGTCGAGAAGCCAGCGTTTCTGCTCTCCGATCCCCATCCCCGCCAGTGGCAACGAGCACGGGTGCCCCGCCGCCCGCAG